ATAATGTGTACAAATTCGGTGTCACTTACCATATAACCACAATGTTTTACATGCCCATTTGTCCTAAGTGCTACTATAACGCCTTTCTGTTGTTTAACTTCTGTCCATTTTGGATTGTTTAGCTCTGATAAATAATATTTTTCATTATCCGGAGAACTCACATCTGTATAATTAAAATCAGGAATAACCACATTATGCTCTTTCTCGTATAGATATTTACACAATCCATAACAATCTAAATATGGATATTCTCTCCCTTTTTCTTTGTACACACATTCCATCATAAGTAAATATCCTGACCAGGAATGCCTGGAAAACCTAAAAATGGTATTTTAGAAGCTCCTGAGAACTTAGCTCTACAATCACTTAATGTTTTATCGCATGATGTATCTGTTCCTGTGTAGTTACATCCGCCACTTTTAAAAGTATTTTGACAAGCATTAGGCAACATTCGCACCCTTGGGAATTGTTCTCTTAATGGGTTTCTAAGCCCACAAGAAAAAACAGCAGATGTAGCATCAGCAGTTGCTCCAATCGTTATAAAGTCATAAGTTATTTCTGCTGTTCCGCTCGCAAGAGCACTTTCATGTACAATATCAATATGCACACCCCATCCACTTCCTAAGTTTGGGTCTTGTTCGATATACCCTTCAATAACTCTATCTACATTACTTAGTGTTAGATTTATGCTTGGCAACTCACCTTTGTTTGACTCTGTGACACTATCTATCTTAAAAGGAAAGGCTGTGAATGTTTCGCTCCCAAAAGTTATATCATCTGGATTATTGATAATGCGAATAATGATACTTTTATCTTTATTTGTAAGAGTCAACAGTGTATACCATACACCCTCTTGGATAAGAGAGTTTTTTAACTGTTTTGATACATCGCTTAAAGTTATCATACTGTCTCCATTTTTAGTGTAATTGCATAGTAGTTAACTGTATCAGCACTAGCTTTTACCTCTATACTATCTGTGTAACGTACTGTGTATGCAATTTGATTATCAACATTTACCCAGGTGAATGGAGTAGAACAACGAACGCTATCGTAGTGTGCAAGTAATGCATCTTTATCAGTTTTACTCAACACTTTATATGTAACTGTAAATGTCTTTATATCTCTTGAAAATCGTTCTCTTACTTGTTTATATCCACCGTCAAATTGGCTTTTAATAGTATTTACGGTATCTTTACTAGTTATTGTATCAGGGTCTATTGATAATACTGGAAAACTCATTTAATCCCCCTTATTGCATTTCTCATATCAGGATTTCGTTCAATAGCATTCATTACAATACTTATTGTTCTATCACCATTTTGATTAACACTCTCGCTTAGTTTTTGCATATCAACAGGTACACCTGATTTATTTTCTATATTAATAATAACATTTGTTTTAGTATTATTATTACCTTTCATTGTTACAGGGATACTACGACCATCTGGAAGTGGGACATAAGCCTCATTCATCTTCCCTTCTCCAAATAAAGCAAGCTGAGGGCTATCAGCTATTCCACCATTTGAATATTTTTTAAGTGGTAAAGCTCCAGCGCTTGACATAATACCACCATCGGCAAAGCCAAACAATCCACCAAACCCCATTATTGAGCCAGCTATACTTTTTTGAACTGCTATTCTAGCTAAATCAGCTATAATAGAATTTGCTAAATCTTTAAACGATAATTTACCGGTTTTTACAAAATTAACTAAAGCATCTTCCATACCATGTAACGTATTATCTGTTAATTTCTTTATTTGCCCATACGTATCGGTTGCTTCATTTTGGTATTTTGTTAAAGCGTCAACAGCTCCTTCTCTAATAGAAGCGTTATACCTATTTTGTAACACAATTAATTCTTTAACTAAATTCTCTCGTTTAATAGCATATGCTGATATTTGTTGAAAACTTGCTCCTTCAGCTGTCATCTGTTTAGTAACTGCCGCTATTTCAGCTTTTTTATTAGCTATAGTTTGCGTAGCTGAAAATCCAACTCCTTTATAATCTTTTCTGCCAAGGGCCTGCATCGATAGTTCATAATTTAAGAGGTCTTGTCTAAATTGACGTTCGGCTAATAGTACTTTTAATTTAGCTTTAGCTCTTACTATGTTAGCTTCTGTTTGTTTGCCTTCTTCTTCTAGTGCTACAGCTGTCTCCTCATCAACTTTTAACTCATCTTTCGCTAACTGTACTTTTGATACATCTATATTTTTTAACTGAAGTTTTAAATGCTTTAAAGTATTAGCTAGCTTTATTTGTTTTACTCTCTCTGCACGTTCTTTTTTATCTTTAGTTTCTATAGCTTTTTTATTTTTTCCTATTACTTGTGATTCTTTACCTTTTAGTGTATTTATTTTCTCTTGTAATTCTAAAATTTTGTTATGAGCATTTATTAAAAATGCAAGTGTTTTAGATTGTTCTCTATACTTTTTGCTTGTGGTATCTGTAGCTTCATGGGTTTTTTTAAGATCATCAATAAGTATTTTTAATTTTTCAGGGTCAGAAATGCTCTTTAACTTATCTGCTAAACTTGGTACATTACTTTCAAGGTCATTAAACTGTCCTTGGATACTAGTCACTAGTTCACCAATCTCTTTGGCTACAGAGTCTTTAACACTTTTAATATCTTGCAAATCTAATATTTTACCAACTGATAACTTTCTATTAGCATTTTGTATAATAGAATTTGAGTCATATCCTTTTAATTTTGGTAAAACTATTGTGGAATTATTTCCAGTAGACTCTTTTATTTTATCTTTTAACGCTGTTACTTTCATCATAATTTTGTTATAAGTATCAGACTGTTTATTTAATGTTTTTGCTTCAGCTTCATATGCTGATAATAAAAGTTTCTCTTGAGCTATAGTTTTTTCTCTCGTACTTACTGGATTTTTATCTAATCCAGAAATAATTCTACGTGACTCTTCCATTTTGTTTAATAGTTCTGTTTGTTGGTGAACATAAGCTTTTACATCTTTTAATTTACCACTACTAAAGTCAGCATTTAATTTATCTAGTGCGTTTGACTCCTGCTGTAACTTTTTAACTTGTTTTAATATTCTTAGTTTTTCTTTATTTGCTTTTAGGTCTTTTGCAATATCAGCCATATGCTGGTCATAGCCTTTAGGTCTATACCATGATGCTTCATTGTTAAGTTTTTGTAAATGCTGTAAATCTTTAATTTTACTTGTAACATCATTAAGCTTACTATCAACGTCATCAGAAAGTAGTCTAATCACAGAATCTGCACCACTTGCAACATTTGATTTAAGGCTATTCCAAAAGTTCTCCCAAGTAACTTGGTAAGAATCTAGTATAACTTTAGTTGCTTTTAGTTGTCCTTCTACACCATTTTGTAAATCTTTAATAAACTTTAAAGCATTAGTTTTGTTATTACGCATTAACTTTAATGAAGTAGCTGCTAATACATCCATTTGACCGGTTAATTTGGTAAACTTCGTATCATCTAATTGACTTAATGTATTAATAAACTCCATTATAGCTTGATTTGATTCTTCACCACCTTGCTGTAACTTAAAGAGCAAGTTTTGTTGGTTTATACCGATACCTAAAAAGAAATCATTAACAGCTGTTGAATTATCTGTTAAAAGTGTAGTAAAACGTCTAATTTGAGTACCAATCGTACTAGCGTTAACACCAGCATTACTAAATGCAGCTGCTAAACCACCAACAGCATCAACAGTTAATCCAGCACTTTTAGCTGCTGCTAGCGCGTAGTTAGAAAATGTACCAATATCTTGGGTACTTAATCTTGAAACATTGGCTACGTAAGCTAATTTATCCCCCAGCTGAGTAATAGATTCAGTTTTACCAAATACTTGCATAAATGAAATAATAGCACTAGTTGACTGGTCAAATGTATCACCAGTTAATCTAGCCATTTGAAGAACAACTTTTGTAGTTTTAGTAAGCTTATCTGTCGCTATACCAGCACGCCCAAGAGCTAAAGCTACACCATAAATTTCTTTCTGTGTACCACCAAACTCTGTACTAAGCTTGTTTAACCCTTCGCCTAGCTTCTCAGCTCTGTTTAAACTAACACCTAAAACTGCAGACATTGTACGTGTCGCAGTATCAAACTCTACAATAGTTTTTATT